CCTATACTTTTTCAAGTCAAATGCAGCAAAACCCCTCCCCGGCTGGCGGAGGTATGTTCAAGGATCGATACTGGAAGTATTACGAAGCCGTACCAGCGGGTATGGACATGATACGTATATACGGGGATACAGCGCAGAAGACCAAGGAACATAACGACTACAGCGTGTTCCAATGCTGGGGTCGAGTACCTAATCAGGGCGTATACCTACTAGATCAGATTAGAGGTAAGTGGGAAGCGCCTGAATTGGAATCTAAGCTAGTTGAGTTTTGGAACAAATGGAAGCCTAGTTTACGGAAACCCTTTGGCGCTACCGTTGTTAAAATAGAGGATAAGAGTTCAGGCTCGTCCCTTATACAATCCATTAAAAAGAATTACATGATACCCGTTGAGCCTATGCAACGTAATACAGACAAAGTGTTTAGGGCGATGGGTGTCGTGAAGTACTTTGCCAGCGGTTATATATTCTTACCTCTTGATGTGGACTGGATCAACGATTATAAAGAGGAGTTCCGTAAGTTTACTCCGCTGATGACCCATAAGCACGACGATCAAATAGACCCTACAATGGATGCAGTTGAGGACCTAATTGTCTTTGAGGATATGCTATATAGCTCTAACGCCATAGGGGCATGACAAAATGAGTACTATGGTTACTATTATTCAGTCAGGGTAATACGTATGTAAATTTTAATATAAAATACAAAATGTGTAAGGGTATACAACGTACAAAAACCTAACCATAGTAACCATAATTCAATTTAACGATAATGAGGATAAACCAGTGGATAAAAATACCTTTGAGGAGGCGCATATAATGGACTCCGAACAAACAGCGTTAAAAGACAGTCTAGAGAACCTAGTAGCTGAGCTTGGTACTAACCAAGACAAACGTTCTCACTCTACTTTTGTTAATGCCAAACGACTCTCAGCAGATGGTAATCAAGTTGAGTTAAACGCCCTTTACCGTACAGACTGGTTAGCCGGTAAAGTCGTAGACATTATCCCAGACGATATGACGCGGGAATGGCGCTATTACAACGGCGATGTAGAACCCGAAACTATCGCCATGTTAGTAGAGGAAGAAGAACGTGTTGGTTTGGCTGAGGCTTTTAACCAAGCTCATAAATGGGCGCGACTTTACGGGACTGCTTTTATTGTAATGAACATTGACGACGGCCAGCCTGTAGACCAGCCGCTTAAGATTAACAGTATTAGGAAAGGCGGTCTCAAACATATAAAGGTTGTTGACCGTCACCGTATTGACCGGGCTGACCTGCAACCGATTGAGAACCCGCTGGATCCTAGTTACGGGATGCCAAGTTATTACCGCTTTGTTAATACTAACGTGAAGATTCATCATAGCCGGGTAATAAGGTTTGACGCAGTTAAGTTGCCGTTTGATGAGTTTAAGCGTAACAACTATATGTCTGATTCGGTGCTAGATCGCCTATACGAAGCCCTTACTAATTTCAATACTATTGCAGCGGGTTCGGCTAGTATGGTGTATGAGAGTAACGTAGATGTGATGCAGGTTAAGAACCTAATGGGTTATCTACAGACTGCTGAAGGAACATTGCTGTTACAGAAACGGTTTACATTAGCAGATATGATGAAAAGCTTCAACAATATGCTAGTGCTAGATATTGATGAAAAGTATGAGAAGAAGCAGAACAGTTTTGCTAGCATCCCAGACCTCCTTAATGCTCATGCTTTGTTCCTAGCCGGTGCTAGTGACGTACCTGCTACGCGGCTGTTAGGTAGCTCCGCAAGCGGCTTAAACGCGACCGGCGAAGGGGACATGAAAAACTATTACGACGTTATACGTTCTAAACAGGTTAACGACTACAAGCCCAAGCTAGACTTGTTTGATATCATAATGGCTAAGAGCCTTGGTATAGCTGATGACGCCGACCTGGATTATAAGTTTAATTCATTGTTTCAAATGACACCTAAAGAACAAGCCGACTCAGACTTTATTAATGCTCAGCGTGATCAGATATACTTGGACAAAGGTATCGTACCCGAGTACACCATAGCCAAAGAGCTAAAACAAAACTCAACTTACACTAACCTAACCGAAGAACATATTGAAGAGTTGGAGGAGTACGCTAATGGCTTTGAACCCGATACCGACGAGACTAATGCTGGAAACGAACAAGAAGAACAGGCTGGAGAAGAAGAAGAAAGCGAATCCAGTGAGGAACCCCAAGGGACCGGAGGTGAAGTATCGTAAGTGGTTACAAGGTGTAATCAAGCGTTTAAAGACAGATATAAACGAGCATCTTATACCTGTATTAAAGCGCCTACAGCCAGAGTATGTTAACGACGCCTACGCTAGGACTCTAGAGCAGGTGTTTGAGAACTTACGGCGCAACTATATAGATATTGGTCGCAATGCCGCTATAGTGAGTAACTCGTTTACTGAGGACGTTAATCAGGTTAATAAACAGCGGTTTTATAAAGCAATGGAAAACGCTATTGGTATTAACCTGAATAACGTACTACAGAACGAAGGTTTAGAAGACATAATGTACGCCACAACAAAGGAGAACGTGGCGCTTATAAAGACAATACCTGAGGAGTATTTCAAACAGATAGAAGGTGTCGTTTTTAGAGGTACAGTGCAGGGGCGCGATGCTACCTCAATGATTAAACAGATAACCAAGATAGGGTATAGTACTGAGAAAAGAGCTAGGCTTATCGCGCGTGACCAGACATCTAAATTAAACTCAGCCTTAAACCAGCAACGATCACAGAATCTAGGAGTTGAGGAATATGTTTGGCGTACAGCAGGTGACGAAAGAGTAAGAGATAGTCATAAAAGTAAGAACGGTAAAACATTCCGATGGGATGATCCACCAAAAGACACGGGACATCCTGGACAGGACATTCAGTGCCGTTGCGTAGCGCAATCGATAATTAAAGTGTAGTTTGGAGGCTGTATTGTACCAAGGTGTTTATTTTTATTAGAATATGAACTATTATAGTCTAAACCCAGAAGGCGGTAACAGATGTTTCTCAAAGACAGACTGGATATAAACTCAGAACGTAAGTATACCGATGAAGGATTTCTTGTTGTACCAGCAAGGATATCTCGCATTGGTATACAAGAGTATCTAGCTGGTGAGATGGGCGCTGAAGACCGCCAGCCCGATGATATTATTAGGGTATATCGGCCTGAGGAAGAAGTGTTCTCAGACTTATCTTTAAGCTCATTCAGTAACAAGCCTATAACCAACGACCATCCCCCTGTACTTATTGATTCCACTAACGCGAAAGAATACTCGGTTGGCCATGCTGGACCAGCCGTTACGCGTGATGGTTGTTTTGCAAAAGCAGGCCTATTTATTATTGACGCTAAATCAATACAAGATATTGAAAGCGGAAAAGCAGAATTGTCCAACGGCTATACAGCAGATATAGACTGGACTCCCGGTGTTTCTCCAGACGGCGAGCAGTATGATGCCGTTCAGAGGAATATAAAAGGCAATCACATTGCTATTGTAGAGCGTGGTCGCGCTGGAAGAGATTGCAGAGTAGCCGACCAACTTCCTAACCTAGGAGACATAACCAAAATGGCTAAGATCACCATTGATGGGGTTGACTATGAAGTATCTGATCAGGCGGCACAAGCGGTTGGGAAACTGCACACTCGCCTGACAGATGCTGAAATGTCAGCCGAAGAAGCCGAGAAAGAAAAGAAAGCCAAAGAAGATGAAATGGAAGAAGCCAAAAAAGCGGCTGAGAAAACCGAAGATTCTTTGAAGGCTAAACTTGACGATGCAAACAGCAAAGTCCCAACGGCTGACGCCCTGGACAAGCTGGTTGCAGCGCGTACAGAACTGGTCGACAAAGTCCGTAAGATCCTACCAGAAATTGAATGGGAAGGTAAGGACAATGCTAGTTTGATGAAAGAAGCGGTTGCTACTAAGTGTGAAAACGTTCAAATGGATTCTGTTTCTACAGATTACATCCAAGCCCGTTTTGATATGCTGGTTGAATCCGTACAAGGTGTTAACGATTTGGACAGTGCTTTCCGTCAGGAAGTTACAACCAAAGACAGCAAAGTTGAAGACACTCGCCCGGTTCATATTATCGCCCGTGATAAAATGCGCGAGCGGAACCGTAACCTTTGGAAAGGAGGTGCTAAGTAATGAGCGCACAACTCTCTTATGATATCCGTCAAGGCAAAGCTTACGCTGGCCTTATTTTCGCTCAAGCGCCCCATGACATCGTATCTCGTGCGGTAGAAACAGCCGGTGGTATTGCGTTTGGTGTTGCAGTAACTCGCGGAACAGATGCCGACAAGCAAATTGTTCCCGCTGCTTCCGCCGACTTCCTGGGTATTACCATTCGCTCACTTGAAAAAGAAGGCGGAACTGCTGGTGCTATCCAATGGAATGCCAAAGAAACAGCCGGTGTAATGCGTAGCGGTTATATTTGGGCAGTATGCCCTACTGGATGTGTACCCGGTGACGCTGTTAATTATGCCGACGGCACAGGTGTTCTGGACTCCGGCGCTGCTGGTGCTGGTAGTACTAGCCTTAACGGTGCCACTTGGGAAACTACAGCCGCAGCCGGCGAGCTTGCTGTAATTCGCCTTAACACTTCCGCCGTAACTGCTGGCGCATAAGGAGCAATTAAATGAAACAGTTGAAACTCCGTGACGGCTCCATTGTACAGTTTGACGGCGCACATTATGCCGTTGTACAAGGGCCGACCAAAACCACACTTGACGGTGCTATTAGTCAAGCTATTAACAACGGTGTCCTGGATGCTGACGGCGCGTTCTTCTTACAGCGCCAGTTGGAGCACATTAAAGCACGTAGCTATGATGTTCAGTACCCTGAACTTCAGGCGCGTAGCCTTTTCCCTGTTTCCAACGAAGGCGGACCCGGTGTTACTTCCATCACTTACCGCACGTATGACCAAGTAGGCGCGGCTAAGATTATCCAAGCCTATGCTGACGACTTGCCTCGTGCAGACGTTGCCGGTAAGGAAACCACCATCCCAGTGCGTTCCGTAGGTATCTCCTACGGCTATAACCTGGATGAGATCCAAGCTTCGCAGCTAACTGGTGCAGCCCTGGATCAGCGCCGTGCTAACGCTGCCGTGCGATCTGTAGAGCAGAAGGTTAACGACGTTGCATTCCTTGGTGATACCCCTAGTGGTTTGCCGGGTTTGTTTGATCACCCTAATATCCCAACTGGTGCCGTTGTTGACGGTGTTGGCGGAACTAAGGATTGGGCAAGCAAAACCCCAGACGAAATCCTGTTTGATGTTAACGACTTGTTCGCCGACATCTTTGAGACTACCAAAATGGTTGAGCGCGGCAATACGCTGATGCTACCTCCTGCTCAGTGGTCTTATATTAGCTCTACTCCTCGCAGTGCTAATAGCGATACTACAATCCTCATGTACTTGGTGCAGAACAGCCCATACCTGAGCAACGCGACTGATATCATTCCAGTTAACGAATGTTCAGCCGACCTTAACCCCAACCTATCAACAGATGCAATGGTAGCCTATGACCGTAACCCGGACAAGCTGCAATTGGAAATCCCGGTAGAGTTGGAAATGATGCCAGTACAGCAAAAGAACCTTGAGTTTGTTGTTCCTGGTCGTAACCGTTTGGCGGGTCTTAACATCTACTACCCGCTGTCACTCGCAATCGCTACAGGAATTTGATATCATGGCCGGGGTAATTAATAACACTCAGCGACAGTTCAACTTGAAAATCCTTAGCAAAGCAGGAGAACGAGTTACCGTTCGAATCGTCCCAGGTTTTAACGTAGTGGATGACAAGCACTGGGAAAGCTTTGTAAGCAAAGACGGCAAGGAAGTAGATGCTTATGTAAGTGAACTAAAAGAACAAGGTAAGCTGACTTTTGGTAAGACTCAGGACGACCAAGAACTTGAAAGCGAAGTTTCTAAGTCAAAGTCCAAGTCTCAGGCAATGCCTAAAGCCAAGAAGTAAGCTCCTGGATTAACCCTTGGTAACAGGGGTTACTCTTTATAATCTTATGCAGGGTTATAAAGAGTATTCCATAAACTCACATAAAACGCCGGGTAATTATTGTGTCTGACGAACTCAACAACATGAGATTATGGAGAGTTTTGGAGACCATAGAGAAAAGGTTATCCGGCATAGAAGGCAAGCTAGAAAAGGTTATAAGGTTAGAAGAGAGAGTTGATAACCATGAGCAAGTTATCGCTAGGTTCGGTAAGCGATTAGATAGCGGAGATGAGCGTATGATGCGCCTGGAGTTATGGCAAGCCGAGCATAATCCGGACATGATACTAAATTCTCTTAAAGGTAATAGTGACAGTATCGAGTTAGTAAAGAGAGAAGTAAGGGATATTACTTCTAGATCAGATATTAGCACAGGTCGTACTGACGTTACTAAGACTATTCTAAAATGGTTAGCGGGTATACTAGCAGCCATTATCATATATCAAGCTACAAGGGGAATGTAATGGCTGTTACCGTTGCCGCTTTTAGAGTAAGGTTCCCTGAGTTCTCAGATATTACCTCTTACCCTGATGCAAGAATTGAGATCTTCATAGAGGATACTCAGTTGATCTATATGGGCGCTGATGAGAATCGTTGGTTGGGTAAGTATGATTACGCTCAGGCTTATCTAGTAGCTCATCTATTAATTACTGCTGAAGCCAGTGAAGCCGGTGATAGTTCGGTTAAGGTCGGCCCGGTAAGCTCCAAGAGTGCGGGCGGAGTTTCTGTTACTCGCGCTGTAGCCACTAAGGATCGCTCAGACGGTGATGATTTTTATATGGGTACGGTATATGGGCAACGGTTCCTAATGATCCGTAACGTCTGCTTTGTGGGCGTAGTGGTAGGCAACCAGCTATGAAGTCCAAGACTAGAATAGTACGTACCCCGGAAAAGGCGCTTAAAGAATTGGAGCGTATCGGTAAGGCATTTGGTAAAGGGCCAAACGGGGTTAAAGTAGGTTTACCACAAGGTACCAACGACTATCCAGATGGAACCTCAGTTATTATGGTAGGTACGGTCCATGAGTTCGGTAGCAGTAGGGTTCCTGAACGTAGCTTCCTTAGATCAACGGTCATTGAAAAGAAACGTGACTACAAAACCTTATTCCGTAAGCTTAGTTATAAGATTATAAAAGGTGATATGGATACCAAACAAGCCTTGGGAATTGTTGGCCTAGCTGTTCAAACCGACGTACAAGATAAGATAACCGACATAGATGCTCCTCCGTTGGTATACCGCGAAGGTAATCCGCTTGTTGATACAGGTCACCTTAGACAGTCTATAACATACGAGGTTGATGAGTAATGGTTATTAATGTATCCG